CCAGGGCCGATCGAGCTCGCGCGCTGTCTCATCTGGACAGTCGCGCTCGCATCCGCACCACCGAACCGGCCGAAACCAGCGATGGGAACCTCGTCCAGATAGTGGACTCCGACCGAGAATGGTGGGAGACTCCGACTCGGAATGGCGATCTTCAGGAAGCAACTTGCGTCGCACGGCACAGCGATCCGCGCTGCGGCCGGAGTCGCCAACGGACAGATCGGCTCGTTCCTCGGCTATCAAGTCGGGACGGTCGAGGAACGAGCTCTGTCGATTCCCACGATCGCCAGATCGCGTTCGATGATCTGTACCATGATCGCCGGCCTCGATCTCAAGATGTACACGCGCCAGTGGACAGGCGAAGAGTACGAGAAGATCTACACGCCGACACCAGCCTGGTGTGATCGACCCGATCCGAAAGTGACGCGCCAGTTCATCATGGCGAACACCACATCGGATCTTCTGATGTACGGGCGTGCTTTCTGGTACGTCACCAGTCGCGACGCGAACACAGGCCTCCCAGCGTCGTTCACCTGGCTCCCAGCAGGATCTGTTTCCACACCGAACCAGCAGGGCCCGCAGTGGTGGGGAATGCCCGACGAGGTCGAGTTCAACGGAGTTCTGATCCCGCTCGAAAACGTCGTGACATTCATCGCCGCAGACCAGGGCATGGTGTACACCGGAGCTCGAGCGATCGACATCGCAATCCGACTCGACGCGGCCGCACGACGATTCGCACTCACCGAAGTCGCCGCTGGCTATCTCCAGCAGACCGACGGAACGGAACCGATGGATTCCGAATCGCTCGGCGAACTGGCCTCCGAATGGGCGACAGCACGACGCGAATCCGCGATCGGCGCACTGAACAACGCAGTGAAGTTCGTCGAGTTCAGCCAGGATCCAGCGAAACTTCAGCTCACCGAAGCACGAAACCATGCGGCGCTCGAGATGTCACGCATCGCCGGAGTACCGGCCTACCTCGTATCGGCACCCACGTCGAACGGCATGGTGTATCAGAACGCACAGATGGCACGACAAGATCTGTGGCTATGGGGAGCAGCTCCCTACGCTAAGACCATCGCCGAAACTCTTTCACTGCCTCAGATCGTCGGTCCAGGCCGATCCATCGAGTTTGACATCGACGAAGTTCTCGAGATGACAGACCTCGGATCCGGCGACGAACCACGCACCGAGGACAGCGAACAGACCCCCAACGGAGCACCCATCGCATGATTCGCCTTCACGTTTCCGATCTGTCGATCGACGCACAAGCCCTCGACGGAACCCCAGCACGTTCGATCACTGGTCTTGCGTTGCCCTGGGATGTCGCCACCACCGATTCTTTGGGCACGAAAGTTCTTTTCGAGAAAGGATCACTGCCCGAAACAGGCCGCGCTCCCAAGCTCGTCGAAGGACACGACCTGTCGAAGGTCGTCGGCCTGGTGATGGAACGAGTGTCCACCGACCAGGGGATGATGTTCACAGCGAAGATCGCAGGCACACGCGCAGGCGACGACGCGATGGAACTGCTCAAGATGGGCGCGCTCGACGCAGTGTCCGTCGGAGTACAGCCGACGAAGTACAAGTTCGACAGCGAAGGAGTCATGCGTGTCTCCGAAGCTGTATGGCATGAGCTCTCACTGGTGGCCGTGCCCGCGTTCGATGACGCGAGGATCACCAGTGTCGCAGCTGCGGCCCCCGAAGAGGAGCCCAGCGAAGAAGAACCACAACCCGAATACCCTGAGCCCGAGGAGGACTCAACCATGACCGAATCCACCCCTGTCGAGATCGCCGCTTCCGCGCCGGCCTCGATCCCCACCCAGGCGATCTTCGCTGAGGCACGTCGCGAGTTCAAGCTCCCGTCGGCTGGCGAATACATCGCGAAGTTCCTCGTCGGCGGCGCAGAGTTCGCCGAGTTCAACGCTCGCATCCGTGCGGCCGCTCCGAACGTCGAGACCACCGACACGCCTGGCATCCTGCCCGAGCCGATCGTCGGTCCGGTGTACAACAACTTCCGCGGCCTCCGTCCCGTCATCGACGCGATCGGCGCGAAGGCCATGCCTGGAGGTGGCAAGGTGTTCCGTCGCCCCTCGGTGACCACGCACACCACCATCGGAGCCAGCAATGGCGAAAACACGGCGCTCGATCAGGGTACGTTCGTTGTCTCCGACAACCAGGTGACAAAGGGCGTGTACGGCGGATACGTCCGTCTGTCCGAAGAGGACATGGACTGGACCGACCCGAACGTGCTCGCACTCCTGCTTGACGACATGGCTCGCGTATACGCCAACGAGACCGACAATGCGGCCAGTGACAACCTCATTACCGGCATCACGAACAGCAACAACTTCACCGCTGCGAACATCGCCGATCCGGTGGACTGGGTGACCTGGATGTACACCGCCGCGTCGGACATCCTCTCGGCCTCCAACGGCTGGCTCCCGACCCACCTGTTCGTCGCACCGAACCGCTGGGCCTCGATGGGCCAACTCACCGACACCGCCGACCGTCCCCTGTTCCCCCAGATCGGCCCGATGAACGCCTTCGGCAACATGGCCCCCGGCACCGCCACCGCCACCGCCTTCGGCCTTCAGGTCGTCGTTGATCGCAACTTCGCCAGCGGCACCCTCGCCATCGGCCACCCCGACGGATTCGAAATCTTCGAACAGCAGAAGGGAGCGATCTCCGTGGAGGCCGCCGACGGCTCGCTGTCGCGGTACATCAAGTTCCGCGGATACTTCGCGACCCTGATGCTCGACGACACGAAGTTCATCAAGGCCGCCTTCGTCTGATCCGCTGCCCCCTAGGAGTCTGAATCATGGCAACGTTCACCATCACGCACAGAATGCGTCGAGACGACGTTGCCGTGATTCAGACCCTAGAAGCGACAGACATCGCGATCGGCCAGTCGATCACAGTCGCCGGCATCGGAAACGGCCTCGACGGAACATTCACCGTCCTGGCAGTTCCGACCTACCTGTTCACCGGAGTCGATGAACAAGGCGACTACACATTCGACTACGACATCCGAATCCAGAACCAGCTCCTCTACACCGACACCGGAGACGACCTCGAGCGAGATGCCGCCGACCCGTTCGGCACACTCACCTGGACGCAGACCTGTACCTGGATCACCTCGAGCAACGTGACCGAATGGCTCGGCATCGCGGCCGCAACAGCGAACGACACGGCCTTCATCAGCACCTGTGTCTCAGCTGCGAACGCCTGGGCGTTCCGTCGCAGAGTCGCCGCCGGATACCACGACAGTCTCACCACCAGCCCATCCGGAGCAGTGACCTTAGGAACCACCATGTATGCCGCCAGCCTCTACCGGCAACGCGGCGCTGTGGACTCGTTCGCATCGTTCGACGGAATGGGCGGCGGCACACCCACACTTTCCCACGGCGAAATCATGCGCCTACTCGGGATCAACCGAGCGCAGGTGGCATGAGTGGCCTCCGGAATCTTCATCGAGGCACGCAACAGCGTCCAAGCCACTGTCGAAGCACTCGGCTACAAAGTGGTGACCGACGCGCGCAACCTGCGTCCTATGACAGCACTGATGAACCCGCCCACATTCGATTGCTTCAACTCGAACATCGCGGACATTACCTTCGAGCTCTCAATCCTGGCCGCACCACCCGCGAACCAGGATGCGCTCGACTGGCTACTCACCCAGTGCGATACCATCATGGACTCAGCTTTGGCAATCACCCAGGGCAGACCAGGATCGATCAACATCGGCGGACAAGATCTGCCCTGCTACGACCTAACAGTGCGAGTATCAGCTCGCCGAAACTAAGGAGACAAACATGGCTGTAGTGGCCAACCTGACGAACCCCGTCATCACCATCGCATCAGTGGACTTCACCGACCAGTGTTCGGCAGCCACCCTCACTGTCGGCTACGACCAGCTCGAGACAACCACTTTCGGCGCATCCGGTCGCACCTACACGAAAGGCCTCCAGACCGTCGAAGTGACCGCAACCCTCTACAAGAACCTGGGAGCAGGTTCCGTCGAGGCAACCCTGGCAGACATCGTGGGCGACGACGCAGTGTCCATCACGATCAAGCAGGAGAACACCACGGTCGGCGCATCGAACCCCGAGTACCAGATCACCGGAGCGTTCCTGTCAAACTTCCAGGCTGTCGGCGGTACGGTAGGGGAGCTCGAAACCGTCCAGGTCACCTTCACCGGTGGAACCTGGGTGCGCGACATCACCCCGTAACAAAGGAGTCCCGACATGATCGGAATGAATCTGAAGGTCGTCCTAACAGACGACACCGAGCACATCGTTCCCATCACCTACGCAGTGGCCTGCGCCTGGGAGGATCACCACCCAGGACAGGTTGCCGAGGGGATGTTCAACCCAGTGAAGTTCAAGCAAGTGAACTACCTCGCTTACGAAGCCTGCCGAAAGGCTGGCATCACGATCAAGGTGTGGCCGAACTTCATCGAGCAAGTGAAAGACATCAGCGTTCTCCCAAAAGGCGAATAGCTGGCACTCACACGAACCTGATCGCACAGCTCGCGATCCGACTTCATGTGAGTCCGCTGGATCTCTTGAACACTCCCCCAAGCCTGGTCGATGAGATCGTTAGGCTTCTAGTGGAGATGGATCAGAAAGGACAGAACCAGCGATGAGCACCATGAGCGGAATGTCCATCCAGATCCAAGGCTTGAAAGATGATCTGAAAACCATTCAGTCCGTAAACCCGAAGCTCCGTCGCGAACTGGGTAAGCGTTTCCGGCAGGTCGCTAAACCGACCGTGGATCTCATCAACCAGGCGAAAGCACCGATCAAGCAGATCGACGGATTTGACCATCAGGGCCGCACTGGAGCTCGAGTGCTAAAACCTGTGAAGGTGGACATCAACACTCGTCGCGCTCGCAAACGAGCCCAGGTGATGCGCGGCGCAACCTACGAGACGCTCTCGACGATCCGGATCCGCACCTACGATGCGCCGACCGCGATCGCTGACATGGCCGGAAAGGTCAATAAGATCGAGTTTTCTGGTCGGACGCGCGCTTACGCAAATCGTCCCAAAGGTCACGCGATAGTCGGCCAGGGACAGTTCCTTGCGGCCAAACTGAACAGCACCTTCGGCGCACCGGCCTCCCGTTTCATGTGGCCCTCAGCCGAAGCGAAGCTGTCCGATTCGCAATCCGAGATCGCGAAGATTGTCGCCGATGTCGAGCGTGAAGCCAACAAAATCCTGATGAAGGTGAGGCGCTAATGGCGATCAACATTCCGATCATTACCGAGTTTGTCGATAATGGCCTCAAGTCAGCTGAGGCTGGATTCGCACACTTCAAAGGCAAAGTGGCCGAAGCCGAAGGCGGCATGGGCAAACTGAAAGCAGGGTTCGGAGCGGCAACCGACTACATGAAAGCCAACGCCGCGACATTCGCAGCGGCCGCAGGAAGCGCGATCGCAGGATTCGCAATCAAAGCAATCGGCGACTTTCAAGATCTATCCCTGTCGGTGGACAAGTTCCGTGACGCGACAGGCCTCACCTTGGATGAAGCGTCCCGCTGGACAGAAGTAGCAGGCGACATCGACATCGACGCAGGCACGATCGAAAGAGCCATAAATAAGATGAACAAAGAGGCGTCCAAAGGCGAAGATTATTTCGCTGATCTGGGCGTCGAAATGAAGAAA